TCATATCTATAAAAATAGACAAAAAACTAAAATGTTAATGTCTGATGCTCAAATGAAACACGCAGAAAAAATGAGTTCAGGTGAATTACAATACTCTGGTAAACTCCTAGAAGCTCGTCAAAATGATTATAAGGATGAGGTAGTTTTGGCGATCCTAACATTGCCCATAATAATTTTGGCATGGGGAGTTTGGTCAGATGATCCTGCTGCAATGGAAAAAATAAATTTATTCTTTGAACATTTCCAGGCACTTCCATCATGGTTTACTAATCTCTGGATTTTAGTCTGCGCCAGTATTTTTGGTATTAAAGGTACACAAATATTTCGTAATGGAGGTAAGAAAAAATAATGACAATACCTGATTTAATAAGAAAAATAGATTTATTTTGGCATAGAAGTTCTACGCCAGTTAAATGGTCTATTGTAATTTCGGTAGCAATTATTTTATTTTTATTATGAAGAATATAATAAGACATATATTATTATTCATTAGTCATTACTCTAGTAAACTTAATGTATGGTCGTGGCAAATGCTATGGGGAAATACTGATACTGGTTATGGATATAAAAAAATAAATAATAAATGAGAATATTTAGAACATTAGGTAGTATTGCTCTCATCATTACTTTCATTACAGGCATTTGGTTTATTGATGATAGATATGTAGATGCTAAAGAATTAAAAACTCAAAAAGAACAAATCAATCTTCGTATAGATACCTATGAATACAGAGAACTAACTAAACAATATTATGAACTTAAAAAACTTGTAAGGGAAAATCCTGAAAGCATTGAATTAAAAGAACAGTTAAAAGAAATTGAAAAAGAGCGCACAGAACTTAAAAAAAGAATAGACGATAAACTAGATTAATGACAAGAAAAACTAACACAGTTTTAATCGGACTATTGGGAACTATTCTAATGGGTTTAAGTACATGGGTTTTAATTACACTAATTGAAATACAAACGATAGTAAGCATGGTGCAAAATGAATTAATGAATATAGATAAACAGTTTGGTCGTGTTTATAATTTTATAGACAGCGTAAGAACCCAAGTTAGATGAAAACAAAACATAAAAAAAAATTATCCTATAAACAAAATAAAGAACACGCTGAAGACATGTCTTATGAAAATGAAATAGATAAATCTTTCTTAAATGATTTATTAAATAATACTCCTCATGAAAAGCAATTCGAAGAAGACCTGGATAAAGAATAAAAAACAAGTTTATAATTGCGGCCAATGTGATTGGTGTAATAAAAAATTAACCTCAGATATGGGTGGATGGATAGTAAATGGTGAAAAAAAGCATTTTTGCCATGATAGTATAAATAAGCTTTGTTTTGACCATTATTTGGATTCTAGGAAGCCCATATCTCAACGTAGAGAGCCTTCGGCAGCATAATATGATACTTGGTATGCATAGAATTAAATCTTAATTATAGACTCTAATAGACTCCTTTAAATATATATTGAAAGTTATTAACATATATGGGGGAAACTTTTACCCTATTCTTTACTCTATGTGCGGAATATTATAATTTTAATTTATGAAAGCAAATATAATTAAATTAAAAAAAGGTATTGAAAATAATTTTTCAAAAAAACAATTAATAAGAGCAACAACTATTATAGATAAATTAAAACCTATTTATAAAAAGATATTTGCAGATCATCATTGTAAATTAGAAAATATTTATAAAGTTTTAAATATGTCTAAAGACTTTTCTGAATTAAATTTAAAATCTTATCGAAATGTTTATAATAATAATATACTTAAATATTTTTTTGATACTAAAGATAAGTGGTTAATGTTAAATGAAATAATAAAAGCTTCAGCAGCAGGTGAGCTTGTTTATAAAGAATGTTTATCAAAGAAATTAGGTATTTCAGCTAAAACATTAAACAAATATATAGATGAAGCTTTAGAGGGTGATTTATTTATTATAATGGAACCTTATTCTAATATTAAAAAAGACAACAGAATAGTGAATATTAGACCATCTGTTGAATTAACAGTAGCTTATATAGATTATAATGTAAGTAAAATACTTGATAATCTGACTTTTTTAGAAAATTATTGTAAATTTAAAGATGAATGTAAGCTAATTAAATCAGCTAGTTAAGCTTATTACCATCTTCTATAAACTTTTCGGACTCAACTGTAGCTAAAGCAGAAGATAATAAATCAATTACAAATTGTTTCTTATTATACCAAGTTGCAATATTCATTGTAGTCGAAATTAATGCAACTAGAGATGCATCAACATTTCCTCGTCTAAGTAAATCAACCGTTATAAAATCATTTAATTCTTCTACAGAATGTGCGCAATCTTTAAATTTAAGATTTCTCTTTTTAAAAATTTCTTTTAGATCTAGAAAAGATTTCATATTGACAGGGTAGGGGTTTGTAGATTAATTTAAACGCACAAATGCCAGATTATCATTACCGTAAATTATATGAAATAGCTGAAGAAATTGAATATTTAAGAAAACAAATCAATCTAATTTGCAAAAGAATGGGTATTGAACATCAAATCAAAACTAATAAAAATTATTTAGGATATGATGTTGATATATTTGAAGGAATATTTGGTGATGATGGTTTAAAGTTAGAGGACAACTCTCCTAAACACACCAATATTTTAGATTTTTTCGATAAAAAAAAGTAAGCGATAGAGTTGCACCACAACGAGTTATTTAACGTAGGCCTGTCCTACATAGCAACATTAGGTCTTAACCGCTTACTTTTTTTAACTAGGGGAAAATCCCTAAAAGGTCAACTCCCCTAGCCGAAAGGAGCTAATCATGAAGACTAGCTTTTATTTGTAGCATTTTTTATAAAGTGCTTTGATACCAACAGCAGATCCATGTTTTACGTATATACACTCTGTACTCGGTACACTCCCAGGAATAATTTAAATTGGATTTCCTGCTTTCATTGTCCAAACTACAAATTCTTTAAAACTGATTATTAAAATCACCATCATTACTTGACGGTGTAGCTTCCTTAGATTCTTTAGGTGAAACCATTTTGATTACACCTGAGTATCTTGGAACAACTACTTCTGTTACATATCTTTGATTGTCATTAGCATCTTTATAAGATCTAGTTTCAATCTCACCTTCAACATATAACATAGTACCTTTTTTAGCATACTTGCCCATTGTATCTGCGATACGAGGATCAAATACTACAATTTTATGCCAAGTAGTTTTTTCTTCATCTTTAAACTTCTTGTTAGTTGCTAAAGATAAATTAGCCATGCTATCACCTTTTTTAGTTTGCTTAACTTCAGGATCAGCACCCAATCTACCTACTAGGATTACTTTGTTTATCATCTTTTTTTATCTCCTTTATATTCATTATTTTAACATTACTATCAAGTTTATTAGCTTTACCTTTTTCTATTTTTTCAGGTGGCATTTCATCCTCTGAATAAACAAAACCATGTAAACCTAATAACTTAAGAACACATCTGTCGTATGCACGTTTTTCTGCCATAGCGTATGGATAACCACCTGCTTTAACATTTTTAGGAGATGCCTCTCCATAAGAAATAACTCTTATTTTTTTATCATTACCCTTATCTAACACAGCAGTACATTTTACACAGACAATACCATTTGCTGAATCAGTTTCTATTTCATCATATTTATATTGAATACCATTCTTTGCACCTGCTAGTTCAATGTATCTATGATACATAACCCAGCTACCATGACAATCCCATAATGCCTTGTAATCGCCTTGGTTATCTTTTTTATCTAGCTCATATTGTTTTAATATAGCTAAAGCTCTATTATCTATTGGTTTTCCCATTATATTCCTATCTGTGTATATTTATTATTTACATGCTCTTTACTGACTACATACACATAAGCCATAGCACCGCTTGAGTTTTTTCTTTTATCTTTTCTTTGTATTTTACCTAACTGATATAACTCAGTAACTCTTGGTCTAACTGTAAAAGGACTCAAAGCTAATAATTCAGCAACCTCATCAGCAGTAGCACCAAAATTTTCTTTATTAACAATCACATCAAATACTTTCTTTCTTATAGTTTCAGCTCCAGCTTTTATTAATTCTGCAGCTTCTAAAGAAGTACCGTATTCCTTACTTCCTGGAGACAACGGGTATGATGGTTCTATCTTCATTAAATTCCTTTTCGTTAAAATTATCAAAACTAATATAATCAGGTGGAGCTTTCTTTTTTTCTACGAAATGCCAGAATAATATTTCTGCATTTTCTAATTTTTCTTGAAACTCTTTATCTTCCGTAACTTCCATAATTTCATGTTTTAAATTTCCAAAAAATACAGATAAATAAACTTTAGGATAACTAGTAACCATTAAGTAATGTTGTAACTGTGCTTTATATTTATCAGTTACCTTTTTAGGATTACTAAATGCATTAGTATGTTTACACTCCAATAAAGCTTTATCTTCATCCAAGATTAAACCATCTACATGAGCATACATAAATTTATATTTTTCATGAAAGAATGTTTCTTGTTTACCATCCACTTTTAACTTCGTTAGTTTTTCAAACCATTGGATGTTAAATGATTCAGTATGTATTCCCATTTGTACTGGCAACACATCACTTAAATCAGGGTACTCGGACTTACCAAGCTTTTCTTCCCATAATTGATACCAGTCACCTTCATATAATCTTGTTGCATCAGAGCCACCAATGCCTTGCTTTCTATCAAACTCTTTATTCATTAATTTTCTCCTAATTTATTTTTTTTTAAATATCTCCAATATCCTAATATTGTTTTTATTCTTCCATTTGGTAATTCTACATCTCTCTTTTTTTTAACCCACACTTTATAAAACCTTGCATCATTATTATGACCTATATTATATTTAGGACTCCATTTCTTAATAAGAATCTTTTCCCATTTTTTACTTAAATAATCCGATTGACTTTCAATATAATAATAATGAGTATATTTTTTATAAGGTGTATAATTATTATACGGATCTTGTTTTCTTCTTTTACCCTTATGTGCAACTAATCTTGAATTAAGATGTGATGTTTGTCCTATATATATAATTTGTTTTTTATTAAATAAAAAATATAAATAATATTGCTTAATATTTTTATTAATTAATTTATCGTTATTTATATTCATATCGTTCCCCCAATTTTAAAAAAATGTTTAGGAATTTTTCTTAA